TCTGATCAGATCGTCAGCGGTCATTTCTGCCCCCACTGACCGTAGACGCTGCTAGTCGGCACCCATGGAAAGCCGCCGAAATTGACGATGTTGTTGAAGGTCCCGGAGCCCCCTTCACGCGCCTCGCAGTCCTGCCGACGCTTGCGACAGCCGCGCACCATCGTGTAGTTGTCGCCGATCTGCGGCAAATAGTAGAACGGCTCGAAGGTCGCGATCACCCCGCCGGACGCGAAACTCAGGATCTCCAGCGCCTTCAGGCCGGCGTTCGGACCCGAGGTGAACCGGATCGTTCCGGCGGCGAACGTGTCTGACGCCTCGCCGCGCGCCGTGTCGGTGAACAGCGCGGCACTGCTCACACTGGTCAGGCTGCCGGTCACGGTGTTCGGCGCTACCGGCACCAGGCATCCGCCGAAGCCCTGCGACAGGAACACCTTCGGGCACTGTGCGGTGAACTGGTCATTGCGCGCCGTGTTGAGGGCGTCGATCAGCGACAGGCCGTCGATCGTGTAGCGGTCGTCCTCCAGACGCGCCTTGCCGAATATCCCGCGCACGATCGGCTCCTCGTCCTCGATAGGAGCGGACCACGAGGTGGCGAAAATGCTGACCACCGCGCCGTCGAACAGGCCGGCGGCGATCTGCGCGCGGCTGATGCCGGCAACGCCGGAAATCCCCTGCAGATCGAGGCTGCCGGGGGCGAATCCGGCGGTTGCCGAGTAGCCGGTGAATTCATACCCAGACGTGGACAGGTACGTGTGGCCGCTCATCGTGAGATCGCGCGGGTGATCGGTGAGGTAGATCGGAGCACCGATCACTGGCATGATGCGCAGGCACAGTACACGCAGCTCAGCATCGGTGACGACGGATTTCATGGCGCGAGCAGCTCGATGATGTCGATCGATCCGCAGTCACGGACATCGCGCGAGAGTGATGACACGACCATCGCCGAGTCGAAACGGGCCGGGATGTCGAATTCAAATCCAGCGGTAATCGTGTCGCCAACCAACGGCGCTGGAGAGATCGTGAGGCGCCCGGTTGTGGTGTCCACGCTTAACCCGGAGCTGATGGACACGCCATTTTTTGCGGCAATCACGGTTCCGGAAACCGGTTTGTAGACGATCCTCGCCGGGCGTCCGATGCCCAGCGGCGAGCCGCCAGCGCCGTATTCCTTGCGCAACTGGTAGAGGCCGGCGGAGAGGCGCGTCGCCGTCTGGTCGAGATTGGTGATTGCCCCGCGGCCGCTGGCACTGCTGTTGTAGTCGTCGACGTCGCGCACCCGGAACCCGGCGAATCGTCCATAGGCCCGGTGATAAAGCGCCAACACCCGGGCAGCGAGATCATCGCGCAGGAGGGTGAAGTTGAGCGTCCAGCGACGTAGAGGATAGGGATGGACAAGCTGGCGATACTCGGCGCCGCCGGCGGTCCGGCTTATGATGACAGAATAGTCGTTGGAATGGCTGACGCCAAGGCGGATGTCCAGCGGCAGGCGTGCTTCGAGGAATTCCGCCATCAGGAATATCTCCGGGCAGCCGTGAGCACGCCGAGCACCTCACGGGCGGCCGCGCCGCCAGCGCGGCGCACTTCCTCCGGCGATCCACCCCCGCCCATATGGATGACTACGGAGACCGAGTTTCCGCCAATGGCCCCTGGCCGATTGCTGGCAGCCGGAACGATGCGTTCCCCCTTGTGGATCTGAGCGACCATATCGCGCGGCACGTAGTCGGTGCCGATGTCAAAGCTGGGTAGGGCGTCTTTGAGCCAGTCCAGGCCGGCTCCGACGACTCCGCCAAGCCCGCCTTTTCCGCCAAGGTCGCCGAACAGCCTCCTGCTGAGATCAGCCGCCGCGGCGTTGGCGATCATGCGGCGGACGGCTTCCCCGAAATTTTGCAGCATGGATTTCGTGCCATTGGCGAAGGGATCGAACAGAAAATCGGCGAATGCCGACTGAATATTTTTCGCGGCCGATTTGGCAAAGGCATCGATGCCGGCCACGGTAGCCTGCACCTGGTCTTCCAGACCCTGCATTTTCTCTCCGGCCTGCTGCGCGGCGCGCCCGAAAAGCTCCAGTGCCGCGGCCCCCTCGCCGAGCGTTCCGTCGTCGAGTAGCTTCATGAGGCGGTCGATTTCGATGTTCAGCGCTTCGGCCGGGGTGCGCGTGGCGTCGAAAATCCGCTGGAAATCGTCAGCGCGCTGGCGCTGTTCCTCCGCCGCAGCTTCGGCGGCGGCGCGGAGCGCGGCCAGGTTGTCCAGTGTCTGGGCATACCCCTTCGCTGTTTCGAGGTTCGCGGCGCTGGCCGTCTTGTATTTGCCGTCGGCGATCGCCGCTTCGAGTTTTTCGACTTCGGTCAGGTTTTGCGTGGCGAGGATTCTGTCCTTGAGTTGCTGTACCAGCCGCTGGCCGTCATCAATGGCTTTCGCGGAAGCGGATCGACCGCCGCCCGAGGAACGGGTGATGGGGATTTCGGGTGAAAAATCGATTTTGCGTTTGGGAACCACATTGGAAGCGGAATGAGGAGCGGAAAACGCCGCTTCCAGCCTTTCCGAAAATAACGTGGCCGGCTGGCGATTCTTCTCAAGCCGTTTGTCCAACCCGGAGAAATAAGCCTCATTCTCTTTTTTCAGCGCATCAAAAGCTTTCGATTTTTCGGCCAGGCTGCCGTTGAATGCGATTCCCCCCAGGGCGCCGAGGGTGTAAATGTTGCGCCCGATCCGTTCGATCGGCGTGCCAACTTCGACGGCGATAACTTTCAGCAATTGGAGCGCATCGATTAGATGGGCAACTGCCATCGCCCCGGATTGAGCCCATGATCGAATGGACCCGTCAGCGGCCAGGATTTTCACCGCGCCGTTGACGTCATTGGCCCCCGTGACCAACTCAGCCAACGTCTTGACGAAAACCGACGCGACCGGAACAAGCTCTGTAGCAATTGCTTTTGCCACCGCGCTTTTTGCCACCTCCAATTTTTTCAGACTTTGCTCGTACTCTTTGGCCGCCTGCCCCTGCTCAGTGGTGACCTTGGCGACCAGCGCGCCATTCTCCGCCAAATCCCCCAGGTAGGGCAGCAGTTCGGCGCCCGCCTTGCCGAAAATGGCCACCGCCAGAGCAGTTTTTGAAGAGCCCTCCTCGACTTCGGAAAATGCTTTGGCTACCTCCTGCAGGGCTTCGGCCGTACCCATGCCGCGTAGTTGGTCGGGGTCGAGTTCGAGCAACGAAAACGCTTTTCCGGCTCCTTTTGATTCCTCTCCGGCCTTCGACAAAGCGGCCGTCAGCCGCACCATGCCGGCTTCCACCTGGCCCACTTCGGTGTTCGAAAGTTTTGCTACGGAAACCAGTGCGCTGATTTTTTCCGTAGTGGTTCCGGTGACTACCGCGAGTTTCTGCATGTTCGCGGCCCCCTCGACGTATCGATCGAACGCGCCCTTGAGCGCGCCGACCGAAAGCGCACCGGCAAGGCCGGTGAACATCAGCGTCAGCCCGGAAAATGCGGATTTGATCTGTCCGGACGCCTTTTCAGCCAAGCTGGTTGCCTGCTTGAGGTCACTTTCCAGCTTGGTGAGGCGTGCTTCGAGATCGATGGATAATTTGGCAATGGGCATTAGGTCGGCCTCTGGTGGTCTCTGATAATGGTCATCTGGTAGATCAATCGCTCAACGTCGCGCACGCCTAAAATGTCGGCAACAATCGGAATCGCTTCCCACTCCATGCCGCCGCAGAGATTCCATGCTCTGAGGGCGATGGCGATTTCGCTGGGCGGTTGGCCGGCTGGCCTGAGTTGCTCCGGCAGATTCTGTTGCTCAAGCCAGCCAATCAGTTTTTTCCGTCGTCTTCGATCCGCTTGCGGTGGGTGTCGTAGGCATCGACCGCGGCTTGGGCGATCGGGCCGAGGAAATCCACGCGATCGGCCAGCCATTCGGCGCAGGCGTCGGTGTCGAACGGCACCGGCGCCGCGTCTCCTCCAGGGTACAGATCGAGACTGGTGACGCCCTCCCATCCAATTACGTGCGGGAGGATCGCGCGCGCCGCCGACTTGCCCTGCAAGTCTATCATGTCGAGCGTCGTCGGGCGCCGGATGATGAACGTTTTGCCGCCGACGTCCACGCGGATCTCGCGCGCCTTGCGGATTTTTTCGGATAACGTGCTCATGAGGCGTAATACGTCGGCGAGCCGTTCATGGTGATCACTGTCTGCGTGGTC